CATGAGACCGGAGTGTATCGAAAAAGTACAAGCGGCGGCGGGTGGCCGCAAGTTGTCGGAGTCCAAGATCAAGGCGATTGACGACGCGATCAGCGGCAAGATGCGCGAACTAGCCAGAGTCGATTCTGAATGGTCCGCAAAATCTTACGACCAGCGCATGACAGAGGCAGCACAGGCCGCCGCGCTGGACATCGAGGCGGCGGCCAGCCGGAAGGAAATGCTCGCCGGGATGCAGGCGGTCAAGGTGGCCGAGACCCAGAGCCGCATTGCCGACATGAAGAAGACGTCGGCCATGAAGCTGACGCAATCGCAGGCGGTGATCCGCGATATTCAGAACTCGCAGAACTACGTGCATGCGGTGCACGACGATGCGGTTTCCGGGCTGGGCGACATGCTCGACGCCGCCAGCAACAAGGACGGCACCGGAGCGCTGCGCAACCTCGGCATGCGCATCTTCAACCTGGACAATCCGGCGATGACGGCCGATGTCGTGCGCGAGGTATTCGTGGGCGCCGCTGGTCACACTGGCAACAAGGTAGCGCAGGCCGGGGCCCGGGCATGGCTCGACACAATCGAGAAGCTGCGCCTACGCTTCAACGCGGCCGGCGGCGATGTCGGAAAGTTGGATTATGGCTACATCGGGCAAGCGGTCGACGCCGTGAAACTGCAATCGGTGACCGCCGATGCCTTCGCGGCCAAGGTGCTGCCGATGCTTGACAGGCGCCGTTACCTGAATGAAGACGGTTCGATGATGAACAACGCCCAGGTCGCCGAGATACTGAAGGCCGCCCATGCCACGCTGGCGAGCGATGGCGCGAACAAGATCGAGCCCGGCCAGTTCAAGGGAGCCGGCGCACGGGCCAACCGGGGCAGCGAATCCCGCGTGCTGCACTTCAAGGACGGCGATGCCTGGATGGCCTACATGCAGGACTTCGGCGAGGGATCGCTGTACGACTCGATGCTCGGCCATATCGGCGCCATGTCGCGCAATATCGGCCTGGTCGAGCGCTACGGCCCGAACCCGGAGCAGACATTCCGCGTGCAGGCGGACATTGCCGAGCGCGCAGATGGCCGGGGAACGCTGCGCGACAACCGATCATTCGGCAACACGCCGCAAGCGTACTGGGACATTCTCAGCGGCAAGACCAGCAGCCCGGAGAATCTGGCCATCGCCAACTTCGGCGCCAATGTCCGCAACGTGCAGACGGCGGCCAAGCTCGGCGGGGCGGTGATTACCTCGCTGACCGACGTTGGCACCGTCGCCGCCACGCTGCACTATGACCGGCTGCCGTACTTCGACATGCTGAAGAACCTCGGCAAGCAGCTGGACAAGGACCACCGGGAATTCTTGCAGGCGCATGGCGTCATTGCCGAATCGCTGACCAGCACCATGAACCGCTGGACCGCCGACCACATGACCAATTCGCTGACCGGCAAGGTGGCGAACTCGGTAATGAAGCTGTCCTTCATGAACGCCTGGACCGATGGCCTGCGCGGCGCGTTCTCGGCGACGATGATGCAGGGCTTCGCCAAGAAGCTGGGGAAGACGTGGGGCAAGCTCGACGAGTGGGACCGCTTCCTGATGGCACGCAAGGGGATCACTGAGGAAGACTGGAACATCATCAGCCAGGCCACGCCGACCGAGCGCGCCGGGGCGAAGTACCTGACGCGGGATTCGATCCTCGCCACCAAGGCAGACGGCGCCGAGCAGGCCGCTACCAAGTGGATGGCCTTCGTTTCCGACGAGGCGCAGTTCGCGATCATTAATCCGGACATGGCCACCCGGGCGATTGCTACCGGCGGCGGGCTACCGGCTGGCACCCTGCGCGGCGAGGCGATGCGCTCATTCATGCAGTTCAAGAGTTTCCCGACCGCGATGATCACCCGCCACTGGGGCCGCCTGTTCGATACCCCGCAAGGGCTGGAAGGGGCGCCGGCAGGATTCGGCGCGCAGACCGATACCGGCGCGGCCATCAATCGCATGGCGGTATTGGCTGGGCTGAATGTCTCGCTGATGATGCTGGGGGCTATCGTCTTGCAGGAGAAAGCCATTCTGCAAGGCAAAGACCCCTACGACATGACAGAGCCGAAGTTCTGGGCCAAGGCCTTGGGGCAGGGTGGCGGCCTTGGCTACGTCGGCGACTTCCTGACCAAAGACCCGACCGAGCAACGCGGCAACAACTTCGAGCAGGCGGGTGGGGTATTGCTCGGCCCGGCCGGCGGTGCGGTAGCTGGCCTTGCCGGCGATCTGATGCTGACCAATATGTGGGAAGCGGCCAAGGGCAAGGACACGCACGCGGGCGCCGAGGCGCTGCGCTGGGGTAACTCGCAGGTGCCTTACGTTGGGCTGTGGCAGGTGCGCGGCGCATGGGACCATTGGTTCATGCACAACGCACAGGAAGCGCTCAACCCGGGCTATCTGGCCCGGATGCGCTCGCGGGCGATGAAGGACTGGAATCAGGATTACTATTGGCAACCAGGTGAGGCGCTTCCCGGCCGGGCGCCGGATATGGGAAGAATCATAGGAGATTAAGTAGTGTCCCGCTACAGAAGAAGGTCATTCCGCGGAAGCGTAAAGTGTGAGAAGGCCTATTCCAAAGCGCCCACACAAAGACACTTGCTGCATTATAGAAGGGATATTTTATGAGGCAAGACCAATACGAAAAGCTGCAAGCCATGTCCGAAAAGCTGACGGACGTTATCCTCGCCGAAGCCGACCCCGACCAATGGCCGGGCGCCGGCATCGCGCCTGGTGCAATGGATCAGCAGACCCGGGGTGACCGCTACTGGTGCAAGAAAAACGCGGTCGCCACCATCTCGCTTGTCGATCGCGTCAATCGCCTGACCGGCCAGATTCAGGCAGCCAGCAGCAACGGCGCCGGCGCGGCAGCGGTGCCGGAAGGCGAGACCGATGAGGAAGGCCTTGACGCCGATGTCCGCAAGGCCGAGAAGGAGGCCGCCAAGCTGCTCGACCAGATGACGCGTGCCGCCGCCAAGAAGAACTTCGACCAGCGCGTGCATGGCAAAAACTGACGCCGGGTTCGTCGCTTTCTTCCTGATGTGGGCGAAGGTCATGGGCTGGACCGTGCCCATGCTGCACGTTCGCATTTGCCACTGGCTGGAAACCTGCGACGACCCTATCCGCGTCCTGATGATTTTCCGGGGCGCGGCGAAATCCACCATCTACGCCGTGTACAAGGCCTGGAAGTTGTACCGCGACCGGAACAGGCGCTCGCTGATCTGGGCGGCCGACGGCGACCTGGCCAAGAAGCTGACGCGCGACACGCTGAACGTCCTGCGCCGGCATCCGCTGTGCGCCGGCATGCTTCCACCGAAGCCGGGCGCCCAGACGTTTTGGGTGAATGGGGCAGCAGACGCCCGCAACGCCAGCATGAACGCCGTGGGCGTGAATCAGAACGCCACCGGAAGCCGGGCCGACGACATCGACTACGACGACGTGGAGGTGCCGAAGAACATCAAGACGGCCGAGGCGCGGGCAAACCTGCGGATGAAGATCGAAGAATCAACCTTCATCGCCGTGCCAGGCGCTCAGGAGACCTACATCGGCACGCCGCACACGCACGATTCAATCTACCCGGAGTTGGTGTCAGGCGGAGCCGCCCTGCTGAAAATCCCGCTGTTCGAAGACTCCATCCGCTACGAGCAGACCGATCGGGCGCTGCGCTACCGCATCCCGTTCGAGATCGGCGAGGATGGCCTGTACGTGATGACCGGGATTCACAAGTTCTCCAGGCTGCTGGAAGAGGGGATCGATTACCGCGTCGAGGGTGGTGAGGTGGTTTTCACGGCGCCGCCGAATGCTGTGCTCGACCTCTACGCGCACTGTGCCTGGCCGGAACGCTTCACCCGCGAGGACGTGATCAAGCGCCGGAAGAAGACCCGCACGCTGAACTATTGGGATAGCCAGTACATGCTCGAAGCCAAACCGATTACCGAGACACGCCTCGATCCCGCGAAAATCATTCCCTATGCCGTCGAGCCGGTCATCAAGTACGCCAACAAGACGGCCACCATGTGGCTCGGTGCAGTGCGTATTGCCGGAATGTCGGTTCGTTGGGATCCATCATCCGCCAAGCTGGGCAGCGACGTGTCGGCCATTGCGCTGGTACTGCAAGACGATCACGGCCGTCGCTACCTGCACCGTGTCAAGGCGCTGACCGGCGAGATCGCCGAGTTTGCCGAAGACGGAAAGCGCATCCTCGGCGGCCAGGTGTTCCAGATTTGCGATCTGGTCGAGAAGTTCAACGTCCCGCGCGTCACCGTGGAAACCAACGGCATCGGCGGCTTTGCCCCGGCGGTGCTGAAAGCTGCGCTGAAACAGCGGAAGCTTGTCTGCGGTGTGGCTGAAGAGCATGCCGTGGTGAACAAGAACAAGCGCATCCTTGAGGCCTACGAGGGGCCTCTGTCGGCCGGCATGTTGTGGGCGCATACCGAAGTTCTCGACGGCGAGTTCTGGGACCAGATGAAGGATTTCAACCCTGGAACGCAAGCGCAGGAAGACGACTTGATCGACGCCGGGGCGGGCGCCATCACCGACACGCCGGAACGTATCAAGGTCAATGTCCGCGATGAAGATGGAACGCCGCGGCATCACGCCTGGCGTCCGAATGCCGGTGTGCATGAGGTAGCTTTCGAGCGCTAGCACAGTCGGGAAACCGTCCGCCACTTGGCGGGATCATGGCGCGCAATCCGACAACGAGGTTGCCCCATGACCGTTCCCGCCCAAACGACGCTATTCAACGAGTCGACCGCCAACGGTCTGACGACTTCATTCCCCTACGAATTCATGATTGCCTCGGCCGACGACCTCACTGTCGAGCTGGACGGTGTTGAGACAACGACCGGATTTACGGTGACCGGTGTTGGCGATGAAGTCGGCGGCGCCGTGGTGTTCTCGGTGGCCCCTGCAAATGGCGTTACGGTGCTGCGCTACCTTGATCCTGTATTTGATCGCGCAGAGGACTACCAAGCCCTAGGCGAGTTCGCGGCGGATGTGGTCAATCGCGATTTTGATCGCCTGTGGCTTTCCATTCAGTCTATTCAGGCGCGCATCGGCCGGGCGATTAAATTGCCGGTTGCCACATCCGGCGATCAGATCATCAACATGGACGCCGACGAACGGGCGAACCGGGTCATTGGGTTCGATGTGGATGGCAATCTTGTGGCTC